AGATTGGGTAGACTATAACAAGCAGATGAAGCGGCTTGGATCAAAAACCAAGACGTTCCAAGAGTATGTTGCATATCGACAAGGCAATGCCGCATACAAAACAAAGACCGTTAAGACTGGTATGGAAGCTTCCACATACGTTCGCAATGCGCCCAAGTATGAGACTGGTGATGGCATCGGTGTGACGTTTGCCAAAGCGCCTAACACATATACGGGCGACAAGCTGCTCGGCATCGCCACGATGCATAAGAGCAATCTGGTACCTGTCTTCAGTCAGGAAGACGCGGAAGATATTTCTAAAATGAGGCGATGACCGCTTGACATTTATCCCGAATCGTCTATGGTTAAAGAGTAGTCAGTGATTTGGAGTGATTCGATATGGCTTTTGCAGCGGTGAAAAAAGGAATGTGGGATACGGTCGTTGGTTATTTTCGCGAAAAGGAATATGGTCGCCCATTCGAGTACAAGATGAACCCTGAGATGGTTCTCCATCCCGACCTCAAGACTGGTCGTAATGTTGTCTATCCTCATTTGGTGTTCGTTGGTCCTGAAGGCGATCAGGTTCGCATGGCTCTGGTCAAAAAGGGTGTCGCGTATATCGTCGTTGATGAGATTGATAACGACCGTTACATCATCGAAAAGTGGCACATCAAAGATCATCGTTCTTATCAAAAATAAAACTTGACATTTTATCGCGAATCAGTTATTATCAGAAAGTAGACAGAGAGAAGGGTTGATTCGTTATGGCTTACATGTCTCAGGAAAAGAAAGCTGCTATCGCTCCCAAGGTCAAGGCAATCCTCAAGAAGTACAATATGAAGGGTAGTCTGTCGGTTCGCCATCACAGCACTCTGATTCTGACCTTGAAAGAAGGTCCTCTGAAGTTCGCTCAGAATGAAGACGGTTATAGTCAGATGCACTTTTATCATCTGGAAAGCAACTATCAAGGCAAGGAACTTCAGTTCTTGAAGGAACTTCGTGTTGCTATGAACGACGGCAATCATGATAACAGCGATATTATGACCGACTACTTTGATGTGGGTTGGTACTCGTATGTTCATGCTGGTAAGTGGGATCAACCCTACAAGTTGGCTGCGTAAGGAGATTTGATTATGTTTTATGATGATGAACAAATCCTGATTGGTGCGATGCGCAAGTTGGTCGCTGGAATGGATTCTACTCTCCGAGCCGCAGAGCGTGAAGGATTGACTGGCGAAAGGATTGCCGGGTTGCAGATCAAGCTTGATCGGCTCCAATATCTTTTGGACGATTTTGTTGCTTGTGCGGAACGTTAATCATGTTTGTTCCTGGTGTTAGCCCCTATCGGACACCTCTTGCTCTTGATGGTATTAACTTCAGTGAGAAACACCATCTGGTTGGCTTCACCTGGCCATACGTAAACTCTAAAGGCAAGCAATATAACACAACCATGGTCGAACGTGGTTGGGTATGTGATTGCATTGGTTTCAACTTTCGTGGTAAGTGTAAGCACATCGCGATGGTTCACGAAAAAGTTTCTTCATGATGGAAGGTTATCATTTTGTTTGGATAAAGCGTCTATCTGATTGCGTCTGGGTGCGGGCTTTGGTTCCCGATTGGTATTATCCAGAACTTCCACCTCCTGGCGCACAACTTGAATATTAATCGAAAGGATACGTTATGATTCGTGAGAAGCAACCCAAGTCTGAAATCGTTATCGACCTGAGTGGTCCTGAAGGTAACGCATTTGTCCTCATGGGTTATGCCCGCCAGTATGCAAAGCAACTCGGGCTTGATGGTAAAGCTATTGTTTCGGAAATGATGGAAGGTGATTACGAAAACCTTCTGGAAGTTTTTGATCGTCACTTTGGTGATTATGTCATTCTGGAGCGATAAGATCGCTTGACATTTATCCCGATTCGTTTATGATGAAAATATAGACAGTGAGAAGGAATGATTCGTTATGACTGATATCCAAAGCAAGATCAAGGCTCGTATTCGCGCTCTCTCGGCTAAGACCGTCAAGAATGGCTGCTCGGAAGAAGAAGCACTTACCGCAATCAACATGGTGGGTAAGTTGCTCTCGCAATATAATCTGTCCATGAACGAGGTCGAACTTCGTGATGAAGTTTGTGACACTTTGAAGATTGATATTGGCAGCAAGGTCCGCAACGGCGTCTATTACGCTCTCTCGGATATCGCTGGCTTTACCGATTGTAAGGTGTGGACCAATCGTGGTGCTACTCTGAAGTATTGCTTCTTTGGTCAAGAAAGTGATCTGCTGATGGTGAAGTATCTTTATGATATTATCCTGTCGGCTATGGCAACTGAACTGGCAAAGTTCAAGAAGACTCCTGAATATAAGGGAGCATATAGCAAGAAAGGTGCTACCAGTTCGTTTACCACTGGTATGGCAATGCGTATTGGTCGTCGTCTGAACGAAATGAAGGCTCAGATGAACGGCGAAGAAAAAGCTGCACGAGGCGGCAGCAATGCTTTGATTGTTCTGAAGAATCAGGTTGTCAATCAGGCATATCGTGAACTTGGCTTGCGTCTTAAGAAGAACTATGGTGGTACCACTATTCGTGATGGTGCAGCATATCGCAGCGGTCAGTCTGCTGGTGATCGTGTCAATCTTTCTCGCCCGATCAATGGTCCTGGCGGCAATGTTTTGCGCATTGCTGCTTGACATTTAAATCGAATCATATATAGTAAGAAATGTAGCGAGTGAGATTGGGAATGAAATGTTGATTTTGAGCGATTGCGACGGTGTGCTACTAGACTGGGAGTTTGGTTTCGACCAGTGGATGCAGCGCAAAGGGTTCAAGCGCGTTCGGAGCGATGCCTATGGCATTGATCTTCGCTATGGAATCGAAAAGGTCGTAAGCAAACAACTTGTTCGTGATTTCAACGAAAGTGCGGCATGTGGCTTTCTGCCTCCTCTTCGGGATGCTGTGAAATACGTTCGCAAACTCTATGAAGAACATGGCGTACAGATTCGCGTCATTACCAGCTTGAGTCTGGATCCTGCCGCTGCTCGGCTTCGTGAACAAAACCTGAAGCGGTACTTCGGCGAAGCGATTGAAAGTGTCGTCTGCCTGGAATGTGGCGCAGATAAAGATGAAGCACTTGCTCCCTATAAGGGCAGCGGAATATACTTCATCGAGGACAAACCAGAGAACGTCGATTTGTGCGATAGTCTTGGTCTAAAAGGTATTTTGGTTGAACACGAACACAGTCATGATTATAAAGGCAAAGCCGTCTTGGTAAAATACTGGAAAGACATTTATAAGATTGTCAAACAATAATCCAACCCAAATGTTTTTCTTTATGTTCGATTTTATGTCTGAACGCCGATACAGTCATTGAATGTGCGTTTGCGGCTTGTGTGATAGATTCGTATATATTTCCATCAGGTGATATGCACGTTTTTTGATTTACACTTTTCTTTCCCGTATTTGCTTTAGATATTTTGTCTTTATGTTCTTGTGTATGTGGTTTTCTATGTTTTATAGTTCTTCCTCGGCGATAACCCAACATCTCTGTGCCGACAGGAAGATATAGATTGTTCTCACCGTTAGTATACCAACGAAGATTTTGTTCAGTTATTGCTGATCTACCATACATAGGATTTTTTTCACCAGCCATGTCTATCTGATCAATCCATCGTTGAAATGCTGGAGAAGCCGAGGTGTCTCCACCGTCACACTGTTCTATAACAAGATTGAACCACTCTTTAGATTCTACTATTCTGTTTTCTTTAGAAAAGTTTATAGCAAACTTTTTTGCTTCCTCTTTATCAGAAAACTCATATAGTTCTATTGTTTTTGGTGTGACTTTGTGTTTCTTGATGTGTGGAATCCACATCTTTCCTGATCCGTTGTAAGTATATGGATCTTGTTCTGTTTTACCAAAATACTTTAGCCCACAGTGGGGACATTGTTTGACATAGAGATAAATAGACATGCTGTTGCTCCTGTTTAGCGATAGTGTGGTTAGATGCGTCAACATCGTGAACCACATCTATTTATATAAATACTTCTAAACAATGTTTAGGAGTTTCCATGATTCGGTTTAAAGACATTAGAAGTCTACAAGAAGTCATGCAAAATGGCGTCAATGTAGGCGATGTTTTTCATGATGAACTTGGTAAAGATGTACCTAAAAAGGCCAAACGTATTGGAATCCTTAAGAATGGCCATCACGTATATCAAAAACCATTGTCCACAAAAGAAAACACATACTATGTCGCTGACCCTAAAACAAACAAAGTTAACATAGCACTATCTACTAAAAAGTATAGAACCAAAGGTGCAGAGCATGTAGACTTTCTAGATGCAAACAAAGACTCCTTAGGTGCTGAACACCTATATCAACATCTAATCTTAAATCACAATAAAATACTAGCGTCAGGGAATCAATCCCATGGCGCTAGACGTGTTTGGGACAAAGCATCCAAGCATCCTAGCATTAACGTTCATGCATATGATCCTAAGTCTGATGAAGCAGTTCATCTTGATCCTAAAGATGATGAGAACTATGTCACTGATCGTGATGTTTATAATCTCAGAAACGACTGGAAAGCATCTCCTGATTCTGTATCAAAATCTTATGAAAAAGATTATGATGATCTAATGAAGCAGAAGCAGACCATGGCTGTCATGCATAAGAAATAATATAAATATAAAAAACAGGAGTTTTCATGCTATCGTTTAATGCTTTCTTGACAGAAGGTAATCCCCTTGCTAGAGTACACAAAATGTCTCAATCTGGCAGACACTTTGTTACCATGTCAACAGAGAGACCTAATCAGTCGGCTGAAGAACGCAACAAGCGTAATGCAGATTTAGAATCAAAACTAAAAAAGCAAGGCTATAGCTACCGCAAAGCTGCTGGTCATTGGGAAGGTGATAAAGAATCTTCGTATCAAGTCTATGCAAAAGGCGAAGGATCTGATCATGGAAAGCATCTGGTGCGTGATATGTCAGCACACGCTAGACACTATGGGCAAGATGCTATCATGCACCACAACCCGAACAGGAGCAGTGCCAGATTGATTGGTACCAACAAGACTGGTTATCCTGGATTCAAGAAAAGAGTTTCGATTGGTCGCGTGGCTTATAACAAACCAGAACAGCCTGGTCAGACAGAGTTACGTCAAAAGAACACCGAGAAGCCATTAAAGCCAGGGCGTACTGCTGGTACTGGCAAAAAGTTTACAACAGCATAACAATAGGATTTTCCATGCTACGTTTCAATGACTTTGTTGACCTTGAAGAAGGCGTTAATGATCCAGCAAAACTAAAAGCAATCTTTCTTGCTGGTGGTCCTGGTTCTGGCAAATCTTATGTGACAAAGAAAACCATGGGCGGTTTAGGCTTCAAAATGGTCAACTCAGATGATCTGTTTGAGAAGGGCATGAAAGAACATGGCTTGGATCCAACTATGCCTGAACATGAAACAGCAGAACGTGATGTAGTCAGAGCAAAAGCAAAAGACCTCACCAACAAGCGCCAGAAGCTATATCAACAAGGTAAGCTGGGTATGGTAATCGATGGTACTGGGAAAGATGCGGCCAAGATCAAGGCGCAGTCGGAGGCGCTACGCAATCAGGGATACGATACACATATGGTGTTCGTCAATACCTCGCTTCCAGTGGCTCAGCAGCGCAATATGGAGCGTGAACGATCATTGCCATCACATCACGTTGAACGTATGTGGAATCAAGTCCAGGACAACATCGGCCACTTTCAGCATCACTTCGGTAATGAGAACATGCATATTGTTGATAACAATAATGCCAGCGAGGATCTTCTCCACGGTGTTCACAAAACGATTCGCAAGATCGCTACAGGTCCAGTGAAAAATCGAGTCGGTCAGCAATGGATTAAATCTCAGCAACCAGGCGAGGTACCTCAAAAAACCACTTGACATTATCTCCAACTCTGATATTATCAGTAATGTAGTAAATGAGATATAAGGTGATTCGATATGAGTCGAGGCATACAAGTTGGTACTACAGCTTTTGATACTCTGTCTAAGTCTCTAGACAATACATGTAAGCTTGCTATCGATATCGTTGCCAAGAATCATCCACACCTGAAGTGTGTGAAACGTATGAGCAAGCAAAAGAAGATAGAGATATTCAAAACAGATAAAGTTATGGGTTTTGCTCCAGATGGTGGTGCTTGGTATAATAGTGATGGTACACTCGTAGCAGTATTCGAAGCAAAGAAACAAGACATGCGAGGAAACGCTCAAGAGCGATGGGTTAAAAACGCAGACTTTGCGAAATGGCAATCTCAGAATGTCAAATACGTAACGTTTTGTTCTGGCTCTGGTGTTGTACCACATGGACCATTAGGCAGATTGGCCTCTCAGTATACTATTATGTATCCTAAAAACTTTAAGTTTCATATGTCCGAGCACGGTTTTACTTTAGATGAAATCGTTTCTATTATGGATAAAACACTATCACTATTGGAGATATGATGAAAGATTTGAAGCCACTTTTTCGTTGGGCTGGTGCTAAGACTAAAATGAAATCGAAGTATGGATCAGACTTCTGGCCAGGAAGTAAGTTTGATAGGTTTGTCGATCCGTTTTTTGGTACTGGTGCAGTCTGTATGTGGATCTTTGATCAATATCCCAACACAGAGTTCTTTGTGAACGATTATAACGAAGATATCATTAACATCTATAAACAAATCAAAACAAACAAAAAAGAGTTTCTTGAGGTGGTTGATCAGTATCAGTCTTTGTACATTTCGAAGAACAAAGAAGACAGAAAAACATTCTATTATGAACAACGTAACATTCATGCATATAATCATCTAAGCGACGCCGAGCGGGCTGGATTGCTATTTTCACTACTAAAAACATCTTTTAATGGCATATGGCAAATCAATAAGAACACTAACAACAAGTTTGGTACTCCATGTGGTCTACTGAACGAACGTGAAAAAATCTATGATGTTGATGTCATTAATGCCTTTCATATCTTTTCGCAGAACCTGAATCTACATTCAAACGATTTCGAAACCCTTGACAAATATGTCAATCAAGACACGTATGTGTTTCTTGATCCTCCATATCGCGATTGCTTTACGAAGTACACAAAAAATGCTTTTGATGATTATGATCAAGAACGTCTGTGCAATATGATGAACAATGCAGCGAATGCTGGCGCTTTTGTTGCGATGGCTAACAAGTATCATTATGACAACTTTTTCGAATCAAAACTGATCGATTCGTTTTCTCCTTTGCTTTTTGATGTGACATACACCGCAGGCCGAGGAGCCAAAGATGGTCAAAAGGTGAAAGTCACCGAATGTTTGATAAAAAACTTTTGATCCAAGCTTGACATTTTTATCGAATCAGCTATGATGAAAAAGTAGTCAGAGAGAGAAAGTGATTCTTTATGAATGCTAGTTCTAGTGTCATCAAGAAGATTATTCACATTAGCGAAAGGCCAAAGTGCGTCGTTGATGGTTGCAACAAAACTGGCCAACACTGTGGTCGATATCGAAAAGATGGATATCCAATCTTTCGGAAACGTTGCGCTAAATGTCATAGTAAACACACAGCAAGTCAGCATGGTCTCGATAATATCCTGCAGGTTATGGCAAAGAAAGCAGGGTTTGATAATGTAACTCAGTTTACGAACTCTTTTCATCCTTACCGTAAGTTTCGTAAAACTTATTGTGAAAACATCGATGGTCGATTGGGATTTACTTGCACGACCACGATCATCTGGGATGGTATGCTTGATGTCGATCACAAAGACGGCAATCCATCACACAACACTGAAGGTAACTGTCAGACTCTTTGCAAGTGCTGCCATGCATACAAAACAAATGTTGAAAAAGATTACATGTCTCCTGGTCGCAAGGCGCTTGGTATAAAAGGTTGACATTTTTATCGAATCAGCTATGATGAAAAAGTAGTCAGAGAGAGAAAGTGATTCGTTATGCCTCGTGGTGTTCCTAAAGCTGGGTTTCGTAAAACTTCTAAGGTCAAGATTCGCGATATCAGCGAAGTCAACATTCAAAAGATTGTCGAGTCTGATGCTGAGATTTCAGAACGCATCCTCGAACGTTTTGATATTCTGGATGAAATGACTCATGCTGCAATCAAGGGTGATATTCGCGCTTTGATCGTATCTGGTCCTGCTGGTCTTGGTAAGTCTTTTACCGTAGAGGAAGCACTCAAAGGATGGGATGCTTCCGAAGAAAATCATACGATTGTTAAGGGTCATCTGAAAGCGCCATCTTTGTATCGCTTGCTCTTTCAACATAAAGATCAAGGCAAAGTTTTGGTTTTCGATGATGCCGATGCTATCTTCTTTGATGATATTTCACTCAATCTTCTTAAGGCTGCTTGTGACAGCAATAAAGTCCGTCGTATTAGTTACATGACGGAAGGTACTCTGATCGATGAAACCGATATGACAGTCATGCCCAAGAGTTTTGAGTTTGAGGGTACTATCATTTTCATTACCAATCTTGACTTTGATGCTATGATTGGCAAAGGCCACAAGTTGGCTCCTCATATGAACGCTATGATTTCTCGTTCGCATTATATCGATCTTACGATGAAGACTAAGCGTGACTATATGATCCGCATCAAGCAAGTCCTTGATAAGGGTATGCTTGATCGTGAAGGCATCACAAAGGCCGCACAGGTCGATGTTGTGTCTTTCATTGAAACGCATCAAAACACCATGCGTGAACTTTCGCTGCGTATGGTTCTCAAGGTTGCAGGAATCCGCAACATGAACAGCCCCAAGTGGATGTCGATGGCGAAAGTCACCTGTACTTATCTTTAAATCGTAGACATGCTGATGCTCCTGTTTAGCGTTAGAGTCTGTGGGTATGGGGATACCGTGACAGACATTATATTTATATAAGATTGATTTTTTTGGTTGACATTTATCGCGAATCTGTTATGATGAAAATATAGACAATGAGAAAGGTGATTCGTTATGGGTCTTGATATGTACCTCAGCGCAAAGCGTTATATTTGGTCCAGCGAAAGTGATATTAAGCAGAAGGTTTCTTCTGACTTCGATCTACCTGAAGGTATTCAAGTCAAAGGAGTTAGTGCAGAAGTCGCATATTGGCGCAAGGCAAATGCCATCCATCGGTGGTTCGTGAATGAAGTTCAGGGCGGCGTTGATGAATGTGAAAGTTATGAGTTCGATCGCAAGAAGCTTCGCGAATTGATTGATGTCTGCCGGATGGTGAAAGAAAATCCTCAGTGGGCACCCGCTTTGCTTCCTACTCAGTCTGGGTTCTTCTTTGGAGAAACCGAGTATGGCGATTGGTATTTCAGGTATATTGATGAAACTATCGTTATGATTGAACGCGCTTTGACTCTTCCTGAAAGTTGGGTATTCGAATATCGGTCTAGTTGGTAACACATTTAAACTTGAAAGGAATATATTATGATTAAGAACATTGAAGTTGGTCAAACTTTGCTTTGCAACATTGATGATTGGGTTGATGAGAAAACTGGGTATGATATTCCAGGTCCTACTCTTGATAAGAGGGTAACGATTCGCAAGATCGGTGCCGAACATGACGGATACGAGTTTATCCCTATCGTTTGGTTTGAAGAGTTTCCTGGCGACACCAACGATCACTCATTTATTTTGAATGACGAAAACTTTTCATTGACATTTTAAAGCGAATCAGTTATAGTAAAAATATGAGGTCGAGTGGTTCGACCGATTTGAAAGGTGATTTGAATATGGCACATGAACTTGAAATCCTCGAAAATGGTCAGGCTTCGATGGCATACGCTGGCGATCTGCCCTGGCACGGTCTCGGCTTCAAGGTCTCTAATGACCTCACTCCTGAACAGATGATGGAAGCTGCTCGGCTTGACTGGACAGTTGACACTGTTCCTCTTCCTGCAATGTATAACGGTCAGAAGATCAACACTGGTCACTCTGCTCTGATCCGTAGCAGCGATAGCAAGGTGCTTGACGTTATCACGGATGACTGGAATCCACTTCAGAATGTGGAAGCATTTCGCTTCTTCAATGATTTTGTTGGTGCTGGCGATATGTCCATGCACACTGCTGGTTCTCTGATGGACGGCAAGATGGTCTGGGGTCTTGCAAAGATCAACGACTCATTTGAACTGTTTGGTGGAGACAAGGTTGAAGGCTTCCTGCTCTTCAGCAATCCTCATCAGTATGGTAAGTCGATTGACGTTCGTTTTACTCCCATCCGTGTTGTCTGCAATAACACTCTGACACTTGCCCTTGGTGGTAAGTCTTCTAACATGGTGAAGATCAATCACCGCCGTGAGTTTGATCCTGATATGGTCAAGGAAACTCTCGGTATTGCTAGTGATAAGCTTGCTAAGTATAAGGAAATGGCTGCCTTTCTCGGCACCAAGAAGTACAGCAACGAAAACATCGTTGAATACTTCAATCGTATCTTCCCCAAGACCTCTGACAAGAAGAACTCTGCTATTGAGAACGCTGGTCAGTTGCACAGCCGTGCTGCACAGTTTGCGATGGAAGCACTCCATGAACAGCCTGGCGCACAGTTTGCAGAAGGCACTTTCTGGCAAGCCTATAACTCTGTCACCTATCTGACCGACCACGTTCTTGGTCGTTCGAACGATACTCGCCTTGCTTCTGCTTGGTATGGTGTCAATCAAACTAAGAAGGTTCAAGCGTTGAATCTTGCTGTGGAGATGGCAGAGTTGGTTTGATCCAAAACCAAGTTCCATCTTCTCTATAAGAGCGTCGGTTGCCAGTTCTACTGGCGCTCTTTTTTCTTTTAGTTTCTTCTGAATCTGGACCAGTCTTTAGACCTTTGTTCCAAACTGGATATCCTTTTGCCGCTTTAGCAAATCCACCCAGTTTAGAGTTTTTCTTGTTTGCTTCTTTATTATATGGTCTTGATCCACCGCAGAGTGCGTCTTCTTCTATAAGATTTGCCCACTCTTTAGATTCTACTATTGAGTGTTCTTTAGAAAACGCTAGAGCAAACTCTTTAGCATCTTGTTCATTATCAAATGAAAAAACTTCAAGTGTTATAACAGATGCTTTGTGTTTCTTTAGGTGATTACGCCATCTCTTTCCTGATCCTTTATATTCATAAGGATTTGATTGTGATGTTTTACCAAAATATTTTAGTTGACAATGTGTACATTGTTTGATATAAAGATATATATTCATAGCTGATGCTCCTGTTTAGCGTTAGAGTCTGTGGATATTGGAGTATCGCGACAGACACTTCTATTTATACGGAGTTTATAAAAATGACTAAAAGTAATAAGATTGTGTGGGGTCCAGCAATCGATGTCAAGGTTGCCCGGGCCCTTGCCCAATACAAAAAGGAGATTGGAAAATGATTGACAATCTTCGTGTAGTACGCTATTATAAGACTCGATTCGTTTCAACGACTCAAGGTGCTGTAAATCACAAAGAGTATACTGGTCGATTCGATATTCAAACAAAAGTTCTTGTTAACAATGTTATCGATGGTAAGGTTGTCATGACAGAAGAATGGCAAACTGTACCAACTGTAGATATGGAAGGTTGAAGTATGTCTTGTAGTGTTCCAGACTTGCTGGTGTCTCTACCAGCCGTTTTAATGTTGGCCATGTTCGTGTATATCTTTAAGCGACATCTAACGTTGGATGCTGCTTGGAATGAAGGCTTTGATGCTGCTAGTATGACACATGATAATAATAACCCTATCGGGCATATTATTGGTCAAAATACTGTTGACAATCATGTTGAAATCATGGTAGAACATACCGATGGTACATATGCCCGTTATAGAAAGGTTGAAGTATAATGTCATATAAGACTGTTGAACTATCGTATGAGCAACTTGATCGGATTGTATGGAAGTCTCTTGAAGAGACTTGCGACAGACTTGCGCAAGACCTAGGCGCAAATAACAGCGTGTTTGTCTTTGGTGATTCAGAAGCAGATGATATTGAAATCCAGAAAGCCATTGATGCGTTTGATCTAGTCATTGACTGGTACAGGATTCCAGGAGAGTAATCCGATAACTTAAAGAATATTGATGGAGAATGTGTAATGAAAACGGATGATGGCGGCTTTGGTATTTGTGTTGTATATCTTTTACTCGGTGTACTAGTAGGATATGCTATCGCATTTGGTCTTGTTACTAACACCTGGAAGAATGATGCAATAAAGCATCATGCAGCACACTATGATGCCACTAATGGCGACTTTGCTTGGAATCAATGATATGTTTGTTATCTTATACATTATTATCGCAGTATTGTCGGGTGGTTATCATCAAGCAAAACATGGTGATGAATATCGTAACGGTTTAAACGATGTTCCTGTGTGTATTGGCACTGCATTTGCTGCGGCTATCTGGCCAATCTATCTATCATCTCTTGTATTTAAGATGTGGGTAAACTAATGCAAGAGCATTTTTCTGATAGTAATCTTAAGACCGAAGCATTCGAAGGCGAACTAGAAGAACTTCGGAAGTTCTATAGACTAGTTTACCACACCATTTTAGCAGAGAAGCTTGGTGATCGCTACTTCATCTGTGGTGAAGGTGGTGAGAAGGATACCAACGGTCTACCTGATACAATCTATATCTGCCCTGCATATGGTGTTGACTGGTTCCAAGCATACAAAAAGACTGACTTTACCGTAGGAACGGAGTGGTAGTTTTTTGTTGACATTTTTATCGAATCATCGTATTGTGAGAATGTAGCAGAGAGATGGAGTGATTCGAAATGTTGAACTTGTCGGACATCAACGCCCTGACCAACTCGCATGATGGTGACATCTATTCGGATCTTTTCAAGGATCTTAACGGCTTTCGCCCTCGTGGGATCACTTTCCTTTCTCTAGAAGCTTTTGAAGAAGACTTTGAGTTTCTGGTTAAAATGCTTGATCTTCAAAGTCAAGAGGAAACTATTCGTCAGGAAAAGAACTTTCAGGTTTTTGTTGGCCGCATTGAGAAGATTCAGGAACTTATTCCTGGTACTTCGGTTGAACATGCTATTGAGATTCTCGCGGATGCAGAAGATGCTCTTGATGATTTGAACTTCTACGGCTATGAATGCCTTGAATATTATTTTGATCTGAAGTTTGGTGCAATCCAGAAATGGTTGGAGAAAGTCAATGAAGCCGCGTAATCCTG